CACGTACCTATATAAGGTACGACGCGATCCGGCAATACAGATGATTGCTCCAGCAGTTTCAATCCACGTACCTATATAAGGTACGACTGCATTACAAATAATGCAAACATTTACAGTCTGTTATCAATGCATTTATGCGATAATAAACTTTTTGGATTTTTTATTGATGAAATAAAACTAATAGGAGTGTTTAATAGGCTAATAATCAATGATTGCGAAAACTCCAGCTTTTTGTTAATGCTTAATGTTCGCAAACAGTTATATTATAAGTTCATCTTCTACATTATAGGATGTGACGACACCTATGTATTCAACTCTTTTAGAATAATTATTTCCCAAGAAATAGAAACGAATACTATCTTTTTTATGATCGATGATATCCGATAGTTTTAATCTTAACTCGGTAAATTGAGCAGGCGAGACAGAGCATTCAAAAACGGAATTTTGGACGCGTTGGCCATAATTCAGGCATTGACGTGCTACCTGACGTAACCTGCGCTGTCCGTCGGAAGTCATCGTTTCTACGTCATATGTAACTAGAACATACATGAACTTACTTCATTAAAAAGACCGGATAATTATCTAAATCGTTTCTCAAAAAACGAGCTAAAAGCATCGCCTGAATATATGGGATCAGTCCTATCGGTACGGATTCATTTAAGTAGGGGTGGATTATTGTCTCTTTTTTTCTCTTCTGCCAAGCGAGTAAGACTCCCTTTCTGATATCTTCATCCATTACAATCCCGTTATCTCCGTGTTCGACAAAACCTTTACCGGATATCTGTTTACGATTAATTAAGGACAAAACCAACCTGTCTGCCAGGTAGGCTCGTAACTCTTCCATCATATCTAACGCTAAACTCGCTCTTCCTGGTCGATCGGTATGTAAAAAGCCTACGTATGGATCAAGTCCTACTGTTTCCAATGCAGACTGTACCTCATGATTCAGCAATGTGTAAACGAATGACAATAGAGCATTTACTTTGTCTTTGGGCGGTCTTCTGTTCCTCCCGTTAAAAGGAAAATCCTCACATTGCGATATGATCATCTGGTTAAATACAGAGAAATAAGTTGTAGCGGCTTCTCCCTCTATACCTCTTAATGTATCGGAGGACTCAGCAACTAAAGCCTGATTCTTTGATCTCTTTAACTTTTCAGATACGGATAAAAACAAGGATAGCTGTTTGTCGGAAGAAATGTGATCTCTTTTGAAACGATCGATAACCGTCCGGGAATTTGCTATCTTTCCTGCAATAAAAAGCCGACTGATTTCCAGTGATTTATTTGCATCGTCGGCAATCCTGTATTGTGTTCTTCGTAAAAGGACATTTCCTTTTGTCGGACCGGAGACTCTACCTTGAAACTGTCCATTAGCACTTAAAAAACATAATCCTACATTTCTTTCAGCACACATCTTCATTAATGCCGGAGAAGCACCTATATATCCGAATGTGACAATACCTTCTATATTTAAAACCGGAATTCTGAATATATCTTTTTCCTTAACCCTAATTACAACGTTTTCTCCATCTTTAGTTAAATAGGCTTCAGGAGTAGTTACATACAATGTGTTCAATAATTTTCTCATATTTTAATCGTATAACTGGGACAGGTAAGTATTCACTTTCGGTGTTTTTGTCAGTACTTTAGGCATACATACGTCACATAAAGAACATGACTTGCAATGCGCTTTGTATATTGCCGGCGGAAGAACTTTTTGCTCGTATAGCTTGTGCATTTGGACACATTTATTTTCAACCAGTTTCCGTAATTCTTCAGTAAACTGGACCTCTTCTCGGTGGCGAGTTTCCCCATAATACAAAAAGCCTTTTTCTATGCTGACGTTATACATCTCTTCCAGGCAAATCGCTTGTGCGCATAGCTGGACTTCATCTATCTGATCTTTTTTAGGTTTGCCTCGTTTGTATTCGACCGGAATTAATTGCCAGAATCCCGGATATTTAGGATGTCTTATTGAATTTTGTCCGGAGGTGGAAGCGACCATCTCTACTACATCAGAGATACCATAAAGTCCCAGCCGTCTGGAGACAAGCGTTACGGATCTTAATGTTACTATGCCTTTATTGCGGTTCATCAAGGTAGGATCATCGACTTTTTGATGCATCCAGTTTCCTTCAATAGTGAGGTTGTTTTCCGCCCACTGTTGTTCGATATGTATAAGGGCCCATTGACGTTTACAGAAAGTTATGTGTTGGATTCCGGAAAGCATCAACAGGTCCTCATCTCCGTATTCTATCATATCATGTCCAGAACTTCTACACCTTCCGGTAGTTTATCCTTGTCGATGGTAACAATATAATCGTCGAACGAACGGGGTGGGCGTTGGTCATCCTTAAGTTGAACCTTCATTAAACCGAATAAAGAATGAGCTGAAGCATTACCTAATGCTGTACTGTGTTTGAATACGATCAATTTGCGGGCATTCATCATTCCTCTGGCTGCTGAATGGTCGTGATCGAACATGTTTTTCAATGAATCCCAGAATAAGTTCAGGTCATCTTCATTGAATCCGGTTTGTGCGGCTAAATGAGCGGAAATAAATCCGTTAGCTTTATATAGTCCGTAAGGAACTGTAAATTTACGTCCCATAGTGCGGTTATCTCCACTCTGTTTTTTAGCCTCATCCTCCGTAGCCACAGCCATACGGGTTATACTATGTTCGGCAGTAACAATCGGACTGATGGAACGGGCAAAAGTAAATTGGATAGGGCCACGAACCTGTCCGGCATTTTCGCCTGTACTTAGTACGGCTCCAAATGTCCTTATGTCATAAAAGTTTCTGCACATCCATTGCCGAGCAGCCTCTGTTTTATCTCCTTTCTCTTTTATATCTTTAACCCCTTCCTGTTTATGAGCGTCTGCGATCAGATTATTCAATACCGCTTTCTCTTTAATGAATATATCATACAGTCTTTCTCCTCCTTTTACTATTTGAACAAAGTTCCGGACTTTACGTTTCAGACAGACATCGGAAACCAGGCCTTCACCTGTTTCCGGATCAACTCTGGGTAAATTTCCGGCATCGGGATCACCGTTCGGATTACCATCCTGTACATCAAATAAATAAATGAAGTCGTAACGATTGTTTATTGCTGTTTCCATATTTGTATAGTATTAATTTTTTTCTTTATCTGTTGTTGTTTTATATAAATCTTCTCTTTGATGGTAATAACCGATTGCGAAACGCGATTGGTCGTCCATCGATAAATATTTAGGTAATCCGTTACTATCCAGGTTGGTGATAACACTTTGCAATAATTTTTCATAATAAACAGATTTCCCGGTATCAAATTTTGCAAGGTGATGTCTGGATAAAGACAACAAGCGGCCGAATACAGTTGTCGGGGTTGTCGACGCTGCACCGTAGTAACGCTCTTTGATCGTAGAATTTGCTCCTGGGATAGCATCACTCTGGATCTTTTCAAGGATAGCAAACAAGCGGCCACATAAGTACGCTTGGTTTTTATTTTCTAAATCTAATGCCATTTGAATTTCTTTAGGTGGATTATTATGATTTCTGAATTTTCTATTTAAGTAGGCTTTGAGTATAGCGGCTCTTATCGACGTTATATTCCGGTCTGCTTTGATTCGTATCAGACATTGCATCTGCAATGTGGTCGGGTAGGGTTGGTTATCCCATATGCTTTGACTTAAATCGCTGGCTAAGCAGGGAGGCAGATTTTCCATTTTATTTAAGGAAGCAACTTGGGTCAGTAAGTTGAATAAAGAAAAATAGGCTCTTTGATTCTTGCTTTTAATGATTTCCAAGTCCTTAAAATGTTGTCTGATGTGACTGGCAAATTCGCCTATAAATCCGGCAAAACGAAAAGCGACACCTATCAAAAACGAAAAGCGATTTTCGGAGCAAAAACGAAAAGCGATGAAAATAATAAAGGCGATACCCGAAATAGTATCGCCTTTATTATTACATTGTTGATGGGTTACACGTTCAAATCAAACTTTACATTCTCTTCCCCTGCCAATAATTGTTGCGTCTTTTCAATATTGTTTTCATAGATATGCACGTTCCCGAAGTTCAAGGTTATAGACTTTAAAGGCAGATCTATCTGGCGTGCTATCAAATACAAATGATAAATATCAGCAGGAAGTCCCAGGTTGGCATCAGAACTTCGCTGGTAGGCTGACACGACAAGCTCCCCTTCTTCTATCTGAAATTGAACCAGACTAAGGCATGGGGCTTGGTTGCTTTCCGCATCGGTCGCACCAAGAAACAGCACATAGTTCTTACTGTTGCGCTTCTCCTTGTTGATTCTGTCAAGTAACGGTGGTAGCTTTTCAAAATAGGTCGGGTAACTGTTTATAAGAATGTTCCCGCAATAGTCCCACCAAGTAATCCCTGCCTCCCTGTATTTTCCGATATTCCTTTCACCTTGCATGAACAGCCCCAATTCGTTTCTCAGCTTCTTACGGGCTATATTGTGCCCTTCGAATATCTCCAACAAATCCAAAGGAGTAAGATGTAACCGCTCGTTCAACAGATACGTGATACTGCCTTTCTTGTTCCGCTGCACCTTGCCACATTCAAGAATCCGGCTTAAAATGTCGTGATATTTGTTCATTTTCTCCATCTTTTAAATAGTATTAAAACAGTATTCAAACAGGAATAAACCCCAACTTGAAAGTTGCATATCTTGCTGAAAATCTTTATATTTGTATAGTGTTAAGCAGCTGTCTTATACAGCATGATGTCTGTGTAGGATGAGTTATAGTTCATGTGTGCGTTAAACTCCAGCCGCTGCGCTTCCTTGAAAGGATTTCCTATTGTTTTATGTCGGTCTATCCAGTCGCACAACTCAATAATGGAAGATTTGTTGGACGTGAAATAAACGTATTGCCTGTCGCATAGGATTGTCAGCACATCCAGATAATCGGACAGTTTCCAGTACATGTTATAAGTGCCTGTTTCGGTCGATAGATAAGGAGGGTCTACCAGGAACACCACGTTCGGGATGTCCTTGTACTTTTCAAACAACACCTTGTAGTCGCAGGAAATAGTTTCTATACCTGCCAGATAATCGTCACATGATGGGTAATCCGTCTTTCTGACGTTGTTATAAAAGGTTTCCTTTTTCAGTTCTTCCAGGCTCAAACAGTATTTCATAGAGAACAACAGGGAAGCAGAGAGAGTGATATAATCGACAAAACCGCTTTTCTCCTCACACCAAAGGCGTGCGATAATAGCCTGTTTTATTGCCTCAGGGATGCGTTTGTCGCGTGGACATCCTTTTACCATATCGCGTATTTCTGCCAGCAGCGTATTGGTGCGCCCTATATTTTCCAGCCGCTGCCTGTAATTATCAAAGTCGTTATATATAACTGTCGCCTTCGGTTTTTCATGTCTGGTTATATGTGATAACAGACCGGAACCACCGAACAAATCGACAAACACGGCATCATCCGGATATTGTTTTAGTACTTCTTTGAATTTTGCCGCAAACATCCTCTTTTGCCCGACAAAAGGGAGTGGTGCTGATAAATGTTCTTTCTTCATATTCATGCTCTTTTGATTGTCTGACAAAATTCGCCCAAATATCGAAGAAGAAAGAATTTGCCGGGAAAATCACACTGCACCGTTCTTGCAGTCTTTCGACATATACCTGATTACATCATATACCTTTCGTTCACTAATCCGATATTTATCAGATAGAACGGCTACCGCATAAGTCGTCTTATTCCCTTCTCTAACCATTTTAGTAAAATCACGAAAAAGGTCAACATATCTGTAATCACCTATCTTAATTCCAGCATCAGAAAGACGATGAAGTAGTTCTTTGTTGAAAGAAAGTATCTCGTATATTGTCATAATCTCCAAAAATTAAAGTATATTTGCAATGCCAATCTCATTTTACATATATAAAGCGCAATTACGCAATAAAAAAGCGCGAGACTGCGACAAGGGCATACGGCCCTCGGTCGTGCAGTTTCGCGCAGATATATGTATGAGATTGGCGTCTATACTATATTTTGGCCGGGGGCCTTTTTTTATTCCTTCCCCCGAAAGGATTCACATCTACATTTTACGAGAATACATATTTCGTCTTATTGCCTCCGAATGTTTCCCGTTTGATTACCGTTTCAAAAGGCAGTTCGCCCATTTCCTTAATCTGGTCGAGAATGTTTTTCATCTCTTCCGATGCAGTTATGAACTTGCCTTTTTGACCATCCAGCTCATACTGGACCACATACCGACCTTCACCTTGTTTTGTTTTGATGTCGGTTTCAAAATCCACAATTGTAACCTTGCAGTTCTGAAGGTTACCCAAAGGGGTAAGATTTCCTTCGAACCGTTTCTTTCCGTCAGCCGGTTTGTAAGTGACGCCTAAATCTTTAAATGACTTCATATTTGTTAGTTTAAAAAATAGATGTTTGCTATTACAGTGTTTAGCCCATCCCCAGAACGATGCAAGAACAACGTATTTACGTTTTTTGCTTTTAACTTTATGCAGTCTCCGGGCGACCTTTTGCTTTATATGCTTACGCACCAAAACATAATCGTGCCTGGTAACATAGCCTAAGAAGTCAATACCGCGGGCTTCCACCGGGAATATCTGCCAGTTCTGTTTGATGGTCAGGTGAAGTTTATTTTCTACCAGGGAACGTAATTTGTCGAAAATGTCATGCAGATACGCTTTATTCGGGCCAAGAACGACAATATCATCACAATACCGGAAATAATACTTTACGCCTAATTCCGCTTTCATGTAGTGATCCAACAGGCAAAGGTAAAAGTTACCGAGCAACTGGCTGGAGTGATAGCCAATTGCCAGACCGGGACCATAACTTCGGATAATACGGATAAGGGTCTGCATCAGTGTTTCGTCTTTGATTTTACGGCGGAGCAGTTCTATCAGGACATCCTGGTCGATGGAGTGGTAGAACTTCTTCAGGTCAAGTTTTAGGCAGTATTCTGTATTCGAACGGTCTTTTAATGCTTTTCGAAGCCTGTTCAAACCGTCATGAATACCACGCTTAGGCAGGCTGGCATACGTGTCGCGAATCATCATACCGCCTAAAACTTCCCTGTAAAGAACAGCCATTATCGCGTGAAGGGCAATACGGTCTTTAAATGGCAGGGACTGGATTTCACGAACCTTACCGTTTTCCACCACTTCAAATTCCCGGAACCCCTCTGGCGCGTACTTGTCTGACTTGATTTCGTCGGCAAGATCGGCCAGAATTTTATCCCGGTTCTTTTTGAAAAGGCGAACGGTACGGGTGCGTTTCTTGCCCCGCATTACCATAGAAAAAGCCTCCAGAAGGTTGCTTTCTTCTACAATCTTTTCTATCAAATAACCGTATCTCTTCATTTTATTGTCGCTTTCAGAAATCCATGTGCTTCGAGAATAAACCTACCACACAATATAACCCAATTTATTTTTTGCCAAGAGGCAAGGTGCATTCCTCTACGGGTTGGATAAGGGAACACGTCCCTGACAAGAGCCGTAATATAATTTTCTTTTCCTGAATATGAGACGCGAACCGTAGTTCGAATTCGTGTTCGAGGCATCGTTATTCGCATTCGCATACGCCACACCGCCATTCGTATTCGAGTCGTTATAGGAGCGCGCCAAAACAAGGGGCAGGAGGAAATCTACCTATATCTTAACATTACATTTACATTTTTACGTTTACATTACAAATGTACTCCGTTTTTCGGGGATTCCCTGATTTTCACAAGGAATATAGAGAAATGCCACGAAAATTTTCAAAATTCGACCGGCTTACGCCGGTATTTGTATCAAAGCACTGTCAGTGCTTTGAACGCACTTACGCTCTCCGCTTCGCGGATAACGCCCCTGAAAGCGAGACGCGAACCGTAGT